GTTCATGCCATCGCAAGCAACACTGCAAAGCTCAAGCCGAGCCATATAAGGCGGGTGGATGGGGCAATCTCAAATACCGACTCACAGCTTGAATGGCTGCTTCAATACAGACCGAATCAATACATGAATACCTATGACTTTATATATAAGACCATCACTCAACTGTACCTGACAAACAACGCTTTCGTGTACGTCATGCCGGATGAGATCACAGGCAAGCCAGTCGGATTTTACCCGCTGAACAGCATCGGTGTGGACTTGCTCGAAGCAGTTGGTGATGACGAGACTGTGTATGCGAAATTTTACTTCATGAATGGGAAAACAGTGGTCGTTCCGTATGAGGATATTATTCACCTGCGTCGCTTTTATTATAAAAACGACATGTACGGCGAAACACATAACATAGCACTTACACCTATTTTACAGGTAATTACCACCATCAATTCTGGCATCATCAACGCTGTGAAAAGCTCGGCTTACCTTCGCGGCCTTTTGAAGTTCACTCAAAACATGATGAAACCGGAAGACATAAAAAAGCAGCGCGACGATTTTATATCCGATTACATGGACATAACGAACAACGGCGGCGTCGCGGCACTGGATGCCAAAGCGGATTATACGGAGCTTAAAGGCGACCCGAAGATTATAGACGACAAGACAATGAGCCTTGTGCGCGATCAGGTGTACCGCTACTTTAATATTTCCGAAGCCATAGTCACAAGTAACTATAACGAGGATCAGTGGAACGCTTTTTATGAATCGGTCATTGAGCCGCTAGCAATTCAGATGAGCCTCGAATTTACCACCAAGGTGTTCAGCGACAAGGAACTCGGTTTCGGTAACGAGATTGTTTTTGAAGCCAACCGGCTCCAGTATGCCAGTGCCAAAACAAAAATTATGTTAGCGCAAAACCTCGGGCCGCTTGGCATGTTCACTATTGACGAGCTTCGTGAAGTTTTTGATTTAGCCCCTTTGCCAAACGGCGAAGGCTCGAAAAGGATGCAAACCTTAAATGTGGTTGACGCATCCAAAGCAAACAAATATCAGGTAGGAGATGATGATAGTAATGAGCAAGATGGAAATGAAAATCCAGCGGCGGGAGATGGAAGTCAGGGCGGTGATGGAGCCGGACAATGATTCCCGCATTGTAGAAGGTTACGCCGTTCGTTTTAATGAATCCACATCATTTATGGTAGGCGGCACCAAATACAGCGAGGTTATAGACCGTTCAGCTTTAGACAAAACCGATATGTCAGATGTGCCTTTTAAATATAACCACTCCGACAGTTTTATGATAATGGCTCGCACCCGCAATAAGACCTTGCAGCTTATTCGTGACGAAAACGGATTAAAAATCCGTGCCCAACTCGCAGATACAAGTGACGGTCGTGATCTGTACGAGCTTATAAAGCGCGGCGATGTTGACAAAATGTCCTTTGCCTTCACCGTTCGAAAGGACGAATACGATAAAAAGGCACATACCCGAACCATTCAGGATATCGACAAATTATATGATGTGAGCGCTGTTGATTTCCCCGCTTATGATACAACCTCAATCAGCGCGCGGAGCTTTTTTGAGCTGGAGAGCGAAAATGAGCGTAAGGAACTGGATAGGACTGAAGCGCGCCAGAGGCAGCAGCAGAAACTACGAACACTACTTAAACTAGGGAGGAAATAACTACATGAACAAGAGATTGCAGGAAATTGAACTTCGTCTCAAAGCCATCGAGGGTGAGATTGAAACAGACGATGCCGACCTTGACACACTCGACACCGAGGTTAGGACTTTAAAATCCGAAAAAGACAAAATTGAAAAGCGGCAGCAAATCGCCGCCGGAATTGCAAGCGGTACCGTGGAGAACCGTACCCTCCCAAGACCGGCTATCGGCACTGCCGATTTTGACCGTGAAACAGTAGCCAGCGCCCCGGAATACAGAAGCGGCTATCTCAAAAGGCTGCAAGGCAAGCCTTTGACAGAAATTGAGCAGCGAGCACTGACAACCGGAATCGGCTCTGCAGGCGCTGCTGTCCCAACAACTACCCTCGACATGGTGCTAATAAAACTTCGCCAGTTTTCTATTCTTTATCCACTCATAAAAGTTTCTTTCATCCCCGGTAACCTGAACCTTGTTGTTCAGAATGCTCTGAACTCGGCATCGTGGAAAGCTGAAGGCGCGCCGGGAACACCTGTGGACGATACCGTCAACACGGTCAATCTTACCGGCTTTGAACTTATAAAGCTCGTCCAAATTTCAGCGGCAGCCGATTCTATGACTATCGACGCATTTGAGGAATACATAGCATCTGAACTCGCACGCCAGATGTCCATCGCCATTGAAAGTGCCATCGTAAATGGTACCGGCGCAGGACAAGCCACCGGCATTATTCCTGGAGTTACGTGGGACACCACCAACAGCAACACCTATTCCAAAACAGATGGCATCGGATACGACGATCTCGTTGGTGGGCGTGCACTGCTCGGTCCGCTATACCGTAAAAATGCCATTTGGGTATTTAACAGCGCAGCTGAAGCGCAGGTCATGCTCATCAAGGACAACTACGGTAGGCCTATCTTTACCGCAGACCCGGCGGGCGGCTTCCCCGGAAAAATCCTCGGCAATTCGTATATCGTAAATGATTACGTCCCGGTCGATACATTCCTCTTCGGCTGTTTTGACTATTATTATATGAATTTTTCAAAATCTCCAACAATTGACGTTTCTCGCGAAGCAGCTTTCACGAGCGGCATGCTGACATACAGAAGCCTTACAGTGGCAGATGGCAAACCGGCTCTGTCGGAAGCCTTTGCAAAACTGACCAGAGCGACAGCTTAATGAAAGGGTGATAAACAATGGCTCTGCTTGATGATGTGAAAGCCGTACTCCGTGTAAGCGATGACAACAAAGACACCGAAATCGGTGACTTGATAGCAGCGGCGCAGACCGATCTTGCACTTGCGGGTGTGACACCAAGCATGACAACGCTTGACCCGCCCGACCCTCTCATCAAGCAAGCCATTGTTCTATACGCCAAAGCAAACTACGGCTGGGATAACCAAGAAGCCCCTCGATTCCAAGAGAGTTATAACCTTCTTAAAGCATCGCTGACACTTTCAGCCGATTACACTGATTACACACCCACGCCGGGGAGCGAAACCGAAAACACCTTTATGGATAATGTCGCTACGGATTGGGGTGACCAGTAATGAGAGTGGACCGCGACAAAAAAATAAACATTGTGTCTTATCCGGCAGCCGCTGGTAATAAAGACGAGTACGGAGCACCGAATACGGCTGCTCCAGTTACCGTCGTATCGAATGCATGGGCGTCAATTTCCCCTATTTTCGGCAAGGAATACTGGCAAGCAGAGGAAGTGCAGTCGAAAACCACCGCCAAGATAGAGTTAGATTACATAGACGGCATCAACCGAAGTATGCAAGTTCAATACGGCACCCGAACATTTGAAATTTTGACCGTTATCGACGTCAAGGAAATGCACCGGACGCTTCAATTAATGTGTAAGGAGCTCAATCCATGAGTGAGAAAATACGAGGCCTCAAGGTTGACATTCTCGGTTCTGACGAGGTGGCGCTCCTGTTCAAAAACATCGACCTCATAAGTGAGCAGGTGCTTGATGAAGCCGCTCTGGCAGGTGCAAATATCGTCAAGGCAGACGCCAAAAACAGAGTGCCGGTTGACAGCGGTGACCTCAAAAATTCCATCGACATCCTCCGAAAAGAGAAGTCTAAAAATCCCAAGAAAAAAGCCGCCTATCAGATAGGTCCGCGCTACAAAAGCAAGAAAAGTCCAGACGGCGTAAATTACGGACTGTGTGTGGAGTTTGGTCATAAGACCGCATCGGGTGGCACAGTGCCTCCGCATCCATACCTGCGCCCGGCTGTAGATAACAATCGCGGCAAGGTAATGAGTGCGGTGCTCCAAAAATTCTATGACGCATTGGGGAAGTTGTAATATGGTTGAAAAGTATTTCTATGCGCAAGTTTGTGCTTTCGTGCCTAATCTTGCCGGAAACATCTACCCAGCCGACGCACCTCCAAAGACACCACTGCCATACGGTGTTTACACTTGCACCAGCAGCACCGAGGAAACCGCGCTTGATAATGATGCGCTTTTCAGCGAGACTATTCAATTTGATATATATGCCGAAACGTACAAAGAAACCAAGGGATACTTTGATACGCTGCGGATTGCATTTATGGGATTCAGCGGAGATATGTGCGGATACCCAGTCAAATGGGTAAAGGTAGAAAACGCATTAGACGGTTACGAGGCGGATGTAGTGGAACAAAAAACGACACTCGAATTCAAAATTTATTATTAAGGAGCGTGTGAAAACATGCCTAACCTTTCTTATGGTACTTATCTGCAGATTGCTGGCGTAAGCAACGTCGCCAGTTTGACCGATATACAAGGCCTAGACGTAAAGACCAACACCGTCGATGTCACGAACCTCGGCAGCGCTGCGCTATTCAAAGAATTTATGGCTGGTTTCAAAGAGGTTTCTGACCTTACGCTTACCGGATTCTTTCGACCCGACGACAGCAACGGTCAAATGCAGCTCTGGAGCTTGCTGAACAGTGGAGTGGTAACCGCTTTCTCTATCGTGTTCCCATTCGGCGCAAGCTGGAACTTCAACGGCATTGTAACCGGATTCAAGACCGACGCAAAGACAGAGGACGTAACACCTTTTGATGGCACCATAAAGATAACCGGAGCACCGACGCTCAATGTTACAGCTTCCTCCGGTCTTTCTGCCCTGGCCACCACAGCGGGAAGTATTACTCCTGCGTTCGCCACTGGCATATTGGCATACACGGTAACCGCGACACTTGCCAGCGTCACCGTGACACCGACCGCGACCGGTACAATCACGGTTAATGGACAGGGCGTAACGTCCGGCGCGGCTTCTCAGGCAATTGCCATCGCAACTGGCACGGTCACACCTATTACAATCACGGAAACTGATTCCGGCAAGGTGCCAAAGATTTATACCATCTACGTGTCACACGCTTAATGAGGGAGGAATTTGTTAATGACGCAGGTAAAACTTGATAGACCCCGTAATTTAAAGCTCGGTTTCAAGGCCATGATGACCATCGAAAAAGAGCTTCACCAGCCACTGGGCAAGGTTGATTTTAAAAATATCACATTTGAGCAAATTGCAATAATTGCGTATGGTGCTCTCACCCACGAGGACCGCAAGCTTACGCTTGATAGAGTGGTGGATATTCTTGACGATTGCACAGAGGAACAGGTCACTGACCTTATTAACAAAATTGGTGATGAAATGGGTGAATCATTCGGAAAAAACCCACAGCGGGCAGAGCTTATGAAAGTTGCGAAATAAAAACCATAGCAGACCAACTATGCGATTATTTAATGCTATCTGCCCGCATTGGTATTACCCCAGAAGAGTTCTACAACATGACACCGTTCGAGCTGTCCTGCTACACCGAAGTATATAACGACAAGCAGGATGAACTGCGGCAACAGGTAATCGTGCAATCGTATTTGAC